CAAGACAAGTTCTGTTTGTGAGGTTACAGTAGCAACCTTAACACTACCGGAAATACCTGTTCCTGTTACGCTCATACCTACCACAATTGTCCCGCTGTTTCCGTCAACAATAAGGGCTGTTGATGATGTAACCGCACCGTTTACAATAGCGGTAGCACTGTTGCTAACCATAGATATATTCCAGTCACCGAAATCAGCCTGCGTAGCCCAAGATAGCACACCTGACCCATCAGTTACTAAAGCCTGACCAACAGAGCCTGCACCGTCAGGCAGGGTTAGCGTGGTGGTTGTAGTCACCGCTGTAGGCGCTTGGAGCTTGATAGAGGCGCTTGCGTCATCATCTTGCAGGTTTAGTACGTCAATGCCGCTAGTGCCGTCTGAGAAATCCTTTAGGTGGGCCATCATTTCCCGGCCCATATTATTCAAGTCAGATGGAACCATCACACCTTCCGACAGGTTAATGCCGTCGATGTCGGTGTTCTGAGCCGCGAGGCTGTTATATTCGGATATCTTCGTCTTTGGCATTATGTTCTCCGTTAGGCCGTAACCTATTTATAGCACAAATCTAGTTCACGCGTATATATCGTCCGTTATCTGTCTTGGCGTAGGTTACACGCTCTCCCAGCCTATCCGTCACAGTCTCGTAACCTATGATGTTGCCGCCAGCCGCCATATCTTCTATTGAGCTGGCTTGGGCGGAGCTGATGGGGTTTATGGCGCTAGTAATCTGCGGCCCGACTTGCTGGCCTGTTGAATAAAGCAGGCCACGCGGAACCGCGCCACTTGTGGCTCTGCCAACTTCGCCAGCTATCCTAGACGCAAGCGAAGGAATCTTTGGCTGCTGAGGCAACACAGGCCCGCGAGCCAACGCGCGACCGCCAAGCCCTCTTGCTTGCTGAACTCTGCTAATCGCGGCAGCGCGGCTTGCTGGGTCAGTCGAAAACAGCAGATCGCCAAGTTGTTTACTTGTGCGTGGGCCGATACCCATTGCGGCAGATTCCAGCATTGGGCCGACGCTTTGAGCGACGCCACCAACTAAGCCACCTTGCTTTGCCCCCTCAACAGCCCTTCTCGCCATTGTTAGGTCTTCGGCAGCGGCCTTGGCTGATTCCGCCGATGTCTGGACTGTTTGAGAGCCGAACAATGTGCGGTTGCGTGTGGCGGCCATCTGGCTCTCTTTTGCCAAAGCTTCCTCAAGCGGCGCAATGTTTTCGGCTGGGAAAGCCTCTTTTAGTTGTCTCAGTTGGCGTTGGTTACCCGCAATCCGAGACGCAAAGTCAGCACCGTCTTTGGCACCCTCAATGTCGTCTCTTATTGATTGAGCCATCCCGACACGGAAATTGTGCATTTCATCTGCGCCAAAGCCCTTTGTTGCGTCGGCAATTTCGCCCTCACTTTTCATTGTCTTAAATTTACGGCCAAGGGCTAAGGCTTCTTGGCGTGACATAGCGTCCGAGTATAGGCCGCGGGCCTGTCTAAAGTCGTCGTTGGCATTGTCAAGAATGTTTACTAATTCCTCTCTCGTCTTGGCTATAGCGCCGCCCATCATGCCGTCGCCAGAGTTATATGCTGAGGACGTTCTGGCGCGAAGCCTGCGCTGGACGTAATCCAATCCCTTCATGTCGATGTTCTGAAGCGTTGTGCCAGAAAATTTTTCGCCGTTCTCTGCTGCCAAAGCCTTAGCCTCGGCAATAATCCCCTTCATAGATGGGCGAGAGAACACTGGCTTTAACTGATTTCTAAGCGCCTCAGTAACCTCAAAGGCGTTTGATTTATTGTATGCCTGCGTTGCGCCAGCGCTCTTGATCTGGTCTATGCCAGCCTTTGCCTCAAGTGCGTTTTGCTTTGGCACGCCTGCGCTAACCAAGTCCTGCTCAATGCGTTTTGCAGCGCCATCTATGGCGTCGTCACCAAACTGGCGCACATTGAGGCTGTCAGCAAGCTCCGCGCCCTTACCCGGTGATTGAGCCACAAGACGCGCAAGTGACTGCACGCCCCTGCTGCTAATATCTGCAAGAGCCATTGGCTTGGGGTCTCTCTTGAGAGCCTCTAGGGCATCTCCAGTTATGCCTGCGTCTTTAAGCCGTCTGGCAACCATTCGGGCAGCGCGAATACTAGGCTCTGCAATGCCAGCCTCAGTCAGGCGTCCAGCGGTTCTAACTATTGGCGCTGCAATCTTTCCAGCTACCGGCACGGCGGCAGCCACAACAGGAGCTAAAACAGCGCCAGCGACGCCGTATTCGCCAGCCTTTTGTACTCTGCTATCTGCATCCGTGCCTGCACCTGTGCCTGCAATCGCGCCCATACCGGCACCAGCTCCAGATGTTCTCATTAGTTTTGACAGCAGGCTTGCGCCCTTTGCTGCCTGACCTATAGCCGCGCCGGGTACTAAAACGCCACCAGCTATCTCAGACGCAATAGCGGCGGCAGGGTTTTTACGGCGGAACGCCTCCTCAAGTAGGCGCTGCCTTGAAAGCTCTTTCCGGTAATCCTTGCCTGCCGCCTCGTCAGTGAAGCTGCCAATAAAAGATTTTGGCTCGGACAGTGCGGCAACAATTTCATCGCGGAAATTAAACAACATGCCTGTCATAAAGGCGCGGCCACTGCCGTCAATGGCGTCTTGGATGACAGCTTGATCGACAAACTCATTTTGCTCTTTTGGGGAGAGCTTGAAGAAGTTGTCGTCAACCTCGATTTTGCCAAGGTCTTTGATCTCAATCATTGCCATTATCTTATAACGCTCCAAGTATTTCCGCCGGTTGTGGTGTTACCGCTTGCCGCCGGAGTGCCAGAACCTGACGTGCCGTCCAATTTACTCCAGTCAAAGCCGCTGTATGGGGTTAGATTCATTTTCTGAGATTTGACGATTGGCTGGTTGTTGTAGAAATTTACACTATTCACATACTGGTCATAAAAAGCATCTCTAAATTGCTTTAGACGTGGCAAGGCAATTTCTTTTCTTATGTTGTCAAAACTGCCAGCTAAAACCTGACGTGCCATTTCCTGCTCAAACTCTGTCATAACGCCGGGGCCGAATAACTCAAGACGTGCAGCGCCAACCAACTGGGTAAGCGTACCCTCTTGCAGACGGTTAATAATTTCCTGCTCTGAGTAATCACTGTTGTTTGAAAAGTCTTTGATTTTAGCTGACATACTTGTTTTCAGCCTGTCAAAATAACCTTGCGAACCAGCTTCAATCTGAGTGGCAAACCTGTCTATTATCTTCAAGGTTCTTTCTGGCGCTAAAATTTCATCTTTTTTGTGTTTTTGAAGCCCTTTGTAATCAAGGGTTGTATATGGGTCTACAATTGTAAGCTTTGATGGGTCTAGCTTTTTGTCAGTGCTGGCCGCACCAGCCTCGTACAGTGAACCATCTTTGCCTAAAACAGCTTGAATAATTCTGCCATCTTCGGTCATATAGCGACCAGCTTCTGATTTTATTTCGACAGAAGTGTCGGCGCTAGCTCCACCATTCAGCCTCTCAACGCGGCCATCAGGATAAACGCGATAAATGTCTTTTCCGGCGACTTGTATTTTTGGTGCCTGAGCAGCCCTCTGAGCCGCAATGCGATCCTCAGCGGCGGTGTAAGCCTTTGTTCCGGCAGTACCCATACGCCCCAGAACCTGACCGAGCGAAACCGGACGGTCTTGCCATCCAGACGCCTCAAAGCCTTCGGCGGCAGCGCCTAGCATGCCTTGCGTGCGTGGCTGCATTAGCTTCTGGCCAAATGTCATCTCAGGCGCAGGCTGGCCAGCCGCTGCGGTTGCAGGGGTAGGCAGGGCGACCTGACCGGCCTTTGGCGTAAGGCGTGAAGCCTGAGCGCGTCGCAAAACCTCCTGCATCAGCGGCGATAGCTGCTGGTTTGCCAACATTGGCGACTGAGGCGGGGTAGGCCGAGGCAAAGCCATAGGTGGGGTCATCCCCTGAGGTGTTTGATATGGGCGCACAATATTTGCCCGTGGCACAGGCGCTCTGCCCTGAAGCAGTCGGTTGAATCTGTCGTAAACGCTCATGCCCTAACCCCTAACTACTAAAAAGCCCAGCCAAGGCACCAAGGCCAGCGCCTGTGCCGCCGCTCATACCGCTGCCTACTAACTTGGCAAGCTCTGCGCCACCTAATGCGCCGCTAAGGACGTTGCCTGCGGTATTACGGAATACTGGCGTAGTGCTTGTTCCGCCAACAGTTCCACCTTGAACCGCAGCCATATAGTTAGCCAGAGCCGTCAAGGGCGCGTTTTGCTCAAAATCGTATCTGTCAATGTCAGCTTGCAACTCAGCCATAGACTGAGCCTCACGCGCACCGCCTACCCCGGCAAGGGTGTTAAGGTCAGCAAAGCCAAACTCACGCGCTGCCGGAGCTTGGGCAATGGCCGCTTGCTGCGCGTTGTAAGCTATAGGGGCAAGTGCAGCGCCTAAAGCGCCCTGCTCGTAACCAGAGCCATAACGGCCAGCCTTAGAGGCTCTCGCCTCCATTTGCTCAACAACAGGGCGGAACGCGGCGCTCATTAATGGGTTAGTACCCATAAGGTTTTGCATTACGACATCTTGCGTTGCACCAATAAACGGTGATCCGTCAATCGCCATCTGGCGAGTGCCAGAAAGCGCCATTTCTGACTCTGGAGAAAACCCTACGGTTGTTGATCCGGGGTAATATGTGGGCTGGTTTCCGTATAGGTTTTTGGCCTCAGATAAACCAAACTCTAAAAACGGTTGGGCGTAAGCTGGTGCCGCCGTCGTCTGCGTGATTTGTCTGGTGTCTCCACCGCCGCCTTTACTCATCTCTCAAATCCTTTGTCAAAACCACCGACGTTGCGGTGTAATCTTTCAGTTGTCTCTGCCAGCCCTTACGGCCATTAATCTCCATCGCGTCACAGCCCTGAGACTTAGCCCAAACTGCAATAGACTTCTCAGCCTCGACCAGCTCATCTAAATTACCGCCTGCAAGCCAGATTCGGCACACGGAGAGGCTAGGGTAGTCAACAACTTCGGTTATAATACACGACTTTTCCAACGGATGTAACTGTGCCTCACCAACCGCGCAGGCGTGGTAAACGTCGTCTATTGAGTGCGTGCCGCCGGAGTATTCTAGCGCATCCGCAATATACTTGCGGTTTTTCTCAAACTTCTCTTTCAACCTGTCTTCAGCCGATAATAAGGTAGGCGAATCTTGCATCGTGTCCTGAGTTTTGATAGTTGATGACCATAGTACCGTTTGTGCTGGTGCTATCAATGTATGGGTTGTGGTGCCAAGGGTCGTGGTCTACGCCGGTAAAAAACACTAGGCTAGATGTTGAATAGCGAGGTTCTTCAATAGTTACCTGAGTGCTGCTTGATGGAAAACTCACATACCCAATACTATTTAAGCCGCCGTTAATGGTACGGTTAAGCACCTCGGCAATCTCACGAGTTGTTGCTGTGATGGGATTTAGTACCCTAAAGTTAGTGACGCGCTCTGTAGTTGTCATCGCCTGCCAATGCCTCTAGCTTCAACGTCTAGGCCGATAACCTTACTCCAACCGTTTGACAAAACCAGCTTTGCCCTGTGATACCGACCCTGTGACCTCAAAGGCACAAACCCATCATCATTAGGCGCTGTTGCGCTGCCATAAGAATGAGTTGCTGATTGCGTGTCTCTTGTGCCAACAGCCACAGTTACATCTCCGTCTTCATAATAAGGATAAGCCCTAGTAACAATTGAGTGCTTGCCCATACTAAGTGGGGCTTCGCCAGTTTCAATTGTGCCTACAAGAGGTGCGCCGCTGAATGTGTAAATCTTGTCGCCGTAAGCGCCGCCAAAGAAATACTGACCGCCTTTAAAAACTCGGCTATCTAACTGGCTAGTCAAACCGTCTACTGTTGCAGACAAATTGTTTAGCCCCTCAACAGTGTACCCAGCAGAAAAAAGCGGAGCCAGCAGATCGGCCTCTATCTCAGCTAGAGACCACTTATTCAAAACATAGTTATACATAATAATTTTATCAGGCTGGCCTGATGGAGACTGCGTGCTTGTGTAGCTCCACATAGCCACTTCGTTTAGAGGGTCTACACTAGCTGTAAGCCTAAAGTCATAGTTACTGTCAAAGTCCTTGAGGAAAAATTCGTTCACGCGCTCCGAGCCAATCGGAGATGCTTTTTGTCCGTCAAATGCGTAGAACCCATCTGATGCCAAGAAAAATACAAGATTGCCGCTGTTGCAGACAGAACCGCTAAAAGCGCACCCGCGCTCAGACACAACCTTGTCAAACTGCCAGATTAGGGGCGGGCCTGTGTATGTGGCTCGGTAAATAGCTCGCTCGGTCAGGATCGTGCAGTATTCGCCGCCGACTAAACCAGTAATTGCACCTGAGTCTGGCAGGTCTTGAAAATCAGACTGATTTATGCCGGGTGTCCAGCTTGTGATGTCGTTAAATCCAGACCATTGGCAGCGGTATGGTATCCGACCTGCGCCAGTGTCCACGTTTGCCGTCCACACAAAGTCACGCACTACAGCAAGAAAATCAGACTTTGGCGCATTTGTCAGGTCTGCAAATACCGAGCTTGACCCCATTTGAAAAGATTGCAATGTCTCACCAATGCCGCCAGAGCAAATTGCGTAATCGCCAAACTGAACGAAACGCCACTTCTCGCTGTTGGTTAGCGTGTAACCACCAACCTTACTAATGTCATCTAAATTGTTTGTTGTGGCGTTGTGCAGGTAAAGTTTTGTCGCATCACCAGCGAACAACTTTGTGTTTGACGCAGTATCCTTTGCCGCAAATATGCCCTTGATCGTGCCGGTAGCAGCGTTTGAATAAGACACAAACTCGCTCATAGAATGATAACCCTTAGCCGCTGGTAGCACATTTGTTGCTACGGTCACGCCGGGGTTCATTATGTCAGCTTGGTCTGGTGTCCATTGACCTAGTTCTATCATTGCCTTGCCCAAACCTCATTGCCAGTTGGTACTGCGCCCCAAATCTCTGAACCAACAGCAACGTCAGTCCAAGTCTCTGAGCCAATAGCAGCATCAGTCCAAATCTCTGAACCAACAGCAACGTCAGCCCAGACTTCTGTTCCAGACGCTACATCAATCCAGTCTTCGCCAAGAACGTGGTTATCTGAAACCGTTGTTATTGACGTTGTTACATTTGCATTATAAACGAATATACCACTAGATACAGCCGTTGTGGAGGTGGATACTTGGCCTTGCCCAGACATAACAAACAACGCGTTTGCCGATGCTGATTCTGTGACGGCGATTAACGCAGAGCCTACAAGCCCCCTTGTGCGGTCAACAGAACTTAGCTGGGACACCGAAAGCGATACGTTACTAGTAACCTGTCTCAGAGGCTTCATAGCAGCCGTTGCTGCGGCAGCGCCAGTTATTGAGGCCGACATAAGTTCTATGCGATTGAAATTGGCATCAATAGAAGCAGAAACGTTTACGGCTGCGCCAAATAAGTAAACAGCTTCTGCCGCGCAGACAGTAGACAGGCTGACATTATTAGCGGCTGTTAACTCTCTTTTTCGGCCAACGGAGCCAGAACCGAGGGCAGATATCTGAGAACTAGCCGTAGGCTGGGCTACGCGAATAGCTCCTGATTCAACAGAGGCGGTGACGTTTGCAGAACCTAATAAAAGTTTTTTAAAATTGAAAGAGCAAGACGCTGACGCGTTTATATTTACAGCAGAAGCTGCGTTTAATTCGTATTTGGCTAACGCAGTAGAGCTAACAGAAATAGCCGCTATCGCATCAAATCGACCTTCAACGTGAGAGGCACAGACAACCGAAAGATTAGCGCTGACAGCAGAGTCAAAGGCTTTTTTGCGTAGACAAACACCTGTGCCAGAAATCGCTATCTGTTCAGCCGCGTTAGTTTTTCTAACGCGGTTTACAGAACCTGAAGCGGCTGTCGCAACGCTGGCAGACCCAGAAAACTTTAATATACTATGAGGGCTTACCGCAACAGACAGGGCGGCGTCAGCCGCACCAGCCATAACTAGATCAGACGTAGCGTTGGCAGATGTGGCAGCAGATATGTTTACCGAAGCTCGCACGAAAAATTCAGATATTTCGCCAGTAGCGGATAGCGATACTGATGCTGTAGCACTAGCAACAAGAACACATAAGCGGTCTAGTTTGTCTAGTTCTTCTAACGTGTAACCAAAAGTGGCAATATACTCTAGGCTGCCCCAAGTGCCTAATTGGTCTAAAGTTGGGTTGCACCAAGGCAACGACCCCAAGCTGTCTAAGCTGGCCGGAAGATCATCTAAACTGCCTGTTAACTGTTCAAGCGTTGGGATACTAGTAGCCATTGGCTAACTAGGCTGCCGTAATGTCTAAGTCACCAGCAGCTATTTTTAGGATGTCGCCTGTGTCGATGAGCTTGGCGGCTGTAAAGGCACCGTGGATCAACAGGTTGCCACCAGAACTGGCGTCAAACAAACCAAAATGGCTTACCGTACCCCAGCTTGCCGTGGCAGCAGGAAACTCAACAGCACCACTATTGTCAGCCGTACCAGCTATTGCTGCATCGAAGGCTATAACCTTGCGAGTGTAACCGTTTCCGTTTAGCTCAGTGCCACTGGCGTCATCGCCAAATGAACCAGTAGACAGCCCAATATAAATTGCTGACGGCATTGTGTATGCGCCAGTGGCCAAAATATGATCTAAGATCTCGTTCTCTAAATAATCACTCATTGCACTCATAGTTTAAGTCCCCGCTGCTTGCGATTGGCGTTGATAAATACTGCTTATTTGTAAACTTCCGGCCCCGTATTGAGAACGCTGCTCGTCAATTTTTATTTCTTGAAGGGCTTTTTCAAAGCGAGCCATATATTGAGCCGCCCTTGTCTCGTCAAGAAGATACGCATAAGCCTCTGCGAGAGACCCATATAAGTAAGCATCTGGAGACCGCGTCAAAATGTTGTTTGTTGTATTTGACGCAGACAAAGCCTGAATACTTCCAATGTAGACAATTTCTGCTTGATACCCTGAATCAGGTATTGGGCGAAACTTCATTTCAGCGCCAACAATGCTAAAGCCCTTTGGCTTGCCGTTTCCGGCTGATGCGTACTGCTCATCCAAAGCCACAGGGCTATAGTATTTTAAAACAGTAATCGGTGATGTGTTCAGCTTTACTTCCCGGATTTGGCGCATATCGGTCGGCAGAGAAATATACTCGTCACCCGCAGTCAGCGTAGCGGTTGACCGCTTTTCCTGACTGCGCGTCTCAAGCTCTCGGCTCATTCGCCCCTCGGCCAAAGCAATAAAGTCAGGTATCTGTCCGGTCAAGTCAGACCGAGCTAGAAAACTAGCTATGGATGCCTGCAAATCTGTGTAGGTCGCAATTGCCATTATACGTTTCCGCCGCCTGTCCTGAAGTCTCGGTTCTCGCTATTATTCAGCCAAGCCTTCCAGCCCTTTGGATTTTGGGCAGGCGGGCCTAGCGTCTCTAGAAGGTGATTATACACGACATTTGGTATTTCCGCCACATGCTGTATATGACGTTGCGTGTTCACTGTAGCGTTGGCGCGATAGTCGTTGTTCATCTGCTTGTTAATTTTAATCAGGTCGTCGAACCGCTGGGTCGTCTCAATAATGTCAGTGCCATCAGATTGCTGATCCATAACCACCTCTTTGGCGGTGTGAGGGTCGGTGTATAAAACTCGTTTCATGTTTTCCCCTTATGAGATAGAGGGGGCAGTTGCCCGCCCCCTCAGTTTTACTATGAACCGTTCAAGTCCATAATCATCGCGTGTGCCTTAGGCGCGGTAGGCTTGAGGGACCATTCTGTGACCAGGTGCGAAGTTTTTGCATCGCCGTCCTGAGACAGTTCCTGCTCAAGGAAGTTACGTCCGTTGAGTGTGCAGATTGACACAAAGTTTGGATCAATCAAGAACACCCGGTCGTTTCCAAGGAACCGAGACGGAACAGCTTGCACAGTACCGAAGTCGGTCAAGAAAACACTGGTAGACCCGACGTAGCTGACTTCCTTGGCGGCAGTCATGTTCACGTCGTTGCTGACCAAGTTTCCAGAGGCTGACAGGTCTGAGAAATTGGCACGGTTTGTGGCCGAGGCAATCATCAGCTCAGGTGAGCCGCCGTCTGTCCACGCATCCTGCATGCCATCCTCGATCAAGGCGAGTGTTAACGCCCGGTCGGTGCCGCCGCTTACTGTGTCAGTTCCTGTGCCAGCGCTGAAGGCACCGGATGCCCCGACTGAGCCGTTTGTGATCCAGCAGGTCAGTGAAGCTGACTTGCGTGGGTCTGAGCCAGAACGTGCAACGTCTGTGTCACCGATTGCTTTTTCGATGTCCCGGCGAAGCTCAAGTGCTTTTAACACCTTCTGGTAGTTGTGTTCCCGCTCACGCCCGGCGGAATCGACTGCATCCAAAGTCCCGGATGTAGCAAACACCTTCTTTGAGATTTGGTGGTAGTTAGCAAACCGTGCAGTTGGTGTCGCCGCAGCAGTAGCTGTGGTTGCACCTTCGTTGTGGTAGTTAGTAGCAGACGCGGCGGTCAGCTCCTGAACTTGCCATTCGACGAAAATGCCGTTTGAGGTTTCTTTTTTCACATTGGAAAAAATTGGTGTTTCTGCCGGATCAATCCGGTAGATGATGTCAGCGAGTTGCTCTTTCTCACCAACAGCGTTTTGGGTTGTAAAAACAGCCATTGTTTTGTTCCTTCGGGTTATCTACCCATCAAAAGTTGTACAGCAGCGTCGACCGTGCCAGCCTTTTCAAACTGTTCACGCGCCTTCCGCTTTGAACGATTAGCAACTTCGCGCTTGGTTGCCGGTTGCCCTGCCTTGGCCATCTTCGGTGCTTGGCGAGTGCGTTTTTTGGTTGTGGGTTTCTTTTCCATTAGATTATCCCACTTCCACGCTTTGTACAAAAGCTCAATCGCGCGTGCATCTGACGCCGATGAGATTTCTTCCTCGCTAAACCCGACACGCTTCTGGGCGTACTTAATGACTTCTTTGCGTTCAAACTCGCGGGTTTCGTCATTTTTCCACTCAGGTATGCGCTCAAGCATTTCGACACGTTGGTTAGTAAGGTGCTGCTTTAATTGCGCCTCATGCTCCTGTGCCTGTTGTTGGGCAATCTTCTGACGCTCTGCCGCCACTTGTTGGATTTGCTTTTGTTGCTTATCCCACTCGGTCTTGGCAAAGAAAATGTCGTCAGTAGACCAGCCCTGATCTTTATAGGCTGCCCAGTCAGGTTCCTCAGTGAGGCTGAGATTTGTCTGCTGGAGTTGGGCTTGCAGTAACTCAAGTTGCTGCGCGTAAGCGTCTCGGAGCTGTTTTGTTTCGGCTGCCTCAGCAGCAAATGCCTTGCGTTGCTCGGCCAGTTCCATTGATCGCTTAGTAAATGCCTCCTGACGTTGATAACCCTTGAGGGCTTCTTCGAGGTTAACTTCCACTTCCTTGCCATCCACCTTTACGGTGTACAGCTTTTCAGCGGGTTCCTCGTCGTAGTCCTCGTCGTCATCATCGCCGTCGTAGGCATCTTCGCCGTCATCAGCCTCATCGTCATAGTCGTCATCTTCGGGGGCGTCCTGCGCCTGATCTTCGGATGAGACTTGCGCCTCGGCTTCGGGCTGTTGAGGCTGATCTTCAGCCTCATTTCGCTCATCTGTAACGGTGTCCTCAATGGGAGTGTTCAGAAGGCTAATTGCGTCATTCATTGAAATTGCGTCGGTTCCATTAGGATTGTCGACCATAATTTTTCTACCTTATCTCTTGTTAAAAGTGGAGCGCCTCTTGACTTCGTCAATCTGCGATTGCGCCATCTTACCATCCGATATCACCGTTTGAAAATACCCCTTTAGGGCTTCAAGGTTCTGGCTTAATTGATAAATTCGCTCTCGGTCTTCGGCCTCACCTATGCCGCTTGACTTCCAAGCCTGCACAAACTGGCTCTCCAAATAATCAAACGCCTCAGTTAACAACTCATTCCTAAGCAGTGCCTCGGCCTTCTCAGCTCTCAGCACCGCTTCCCTCGCCTTGCCTTCGTTCATTTTTTCCCTAACTTAGTAGTGTGTAGCCTGTCGTCGGATATGGCTGGTCAAAATATTCTGGGCGATATGCGCCTTGGCGTCTGAACGCGGTGTTAGCAGCCGCAAAGTCAGTTGGTGAGCCAAACCCAGCTCCGTACCGCTGCTGGAACTGAGGCAGGCCAGTTGGCGCCTGATCCAACAAACCCATCCGCGCATACGCATCGCCGGGTGCGCCAAACGCTCCGCCGGTTGAGGCTGCTGCCTGATAGCCTGTGTCTAGGCGGCAAGCCTGCATGTCCTCGTCGAACATATAGCCCTCGTCGCATTGGCCGGTTTCTGGGTTTACTGGCTTGACTTCTGGTTCATATCCATCACGGCCACCGTCATCGTAACCTGTGCCTTCAACGCCCTCTACAGGCATACCTGTATAAACTTCACCAAAGCCAAATGGCCCTTCATTAAAGACACCTTGTAGTTTACCGGAAGAATCAAAAACAGGCCTGCCACCTTTTTCTAATCCAGACTTTATTCTGCCAAGAGAAAATTGACCTATTGCACCAAGTTTGCCAGGAATAGATTTTGCTTGCTCCATACGACTTTCAAACGTGTCTCCTAAAAGACTAGAAAAAGCTTGGTTTACAGCAGGGTCATCAAAATAATTTGAGTAACTAGGAACCCCCATAAGCGCACTAAAACCACCGCCTCTTAAAGCAGCGGGTATAGAGCCACCAAAACGATTGGCAGAAAAAACTTCCGGCCCAAAAACACCCCGTCCATCAATATAGCTTTGAGCAATTCTTTGAGCGGCTGGGGTTTGTTGAAATGCCATTTCAGCAGCAGTCATCGAAGATGGCTGAGTTGCGCCACGCTCTAAAATGCTTTGAACTAAATTAGCCTCAGCAGCACGAGCAGCCGCTGCTTTAGCTGACTCAAGGTTTTCACCACCAAAATTATCAGACAACCCAAAATCATTAGTGCTGTCATTGCCACCGGGGCCAGTATAATCATCGCCTTCGTCATAAAACGCAGGAATACCCATAGGGCCAGCCTTACCGGCACCGCCGTTATCCATAAGCATCTGCGCTTCTTCGGGCGTGATGTAGGCCAGAAGGTGATCTTGGCCGCGAATGGTTGTGTTACGCGGCGGCATGATTTTGTTTAACTTGGCCATCTCTATGCCCTCGGTAGGTTAGTTGATATTTCGGCGTCGGTGACTGCCTTGGCGACACGCAGTTCTGCCTCAGCTTGTAGCTCTTGCTGGCGCATCTGCAATTCCATCTGCATCTTCTCACGCTCCATCTGTAACTCGGCCTGCATCTTCTCGCGCTTCAGCGCAATGTCAGCCTCAGCCTTTTGCTGCGCGATCTGGATGTCGGCCTGAGCCTTCTGCTGCTCTAGCTGCATGAGCTGCTGCATCTGCTGCTGCTCAGGCGTGGGCTGTTGCGGTTGGTTGGCTGCCTGCTGTTGTTTTGCCGCCATAAACTGCGTGACCTGCTCAGGCGAGTTAAAAAACAAGCTGCTATCCTTAAAGCCACCAACCTCAGTGATTGAGCGCAGGGTGTTAACATATTGCTGCGCCGTCACAAGCGGGTTATCCTGACCTAGCTGCATCAGGATTTGCTCTTGCTTTGACGCAATCTGCGTCAGGAAGGCAATCTTTGTCTCGTCGTCTGTCGTGCCTAAGCCAACCTGCACAACCGTGTCAAACTGGCTAGACCACTCGGCTGGGTTGATAGGCACAAACTTGTTACGCAAACGCACGATCTTTTCTTTGTTGTCGTGCTTTAGCACCAAATGCAAAATGCCCTTAAACAGCGCCTTGACGCCTGTCTCCGCCATTGTCCTTGCATATGACTCCAACTTAACCTGAGCGCCGCGCACGGTCGCTGAGACTGCGCTGGCGGTGCTTGACTGTAGGCTGTTAGCGTCAAGCCCCTGAGATGCACGGCTCATCCCGGTTCTTTGTTCTTTTACTGTATCCAAATAATCCATCAGCGGGCGGATTTCTCCGCCTACTGATGCGCCGGTCAGGGCTTGGATCATGCCCGGTTGGCGTGTACGGATTACACCGCCGGGGGAGCCATCTAATAAATCATCAAGATTCACCTGACCCTCGACCGCCGCAATGCGTGGCAAGGTAGATGAGTAGACGCTGTCGAGGTACTGGCGCATCAGCGTTGACTTAATGACCTGCAAGTCCTCGGTCATGTCAAAGATGCTGCGTCCAATCAGGCGGTGCGGCATCATAATAGGTGACACGCACGCAAATGGCACATGATCAAATGGCTCGTTGTGCAAGATGTGCTTGCCCTCAGCGCCAATCGCGCAGACGCGGCGGCGCTCGGCAATGCCGTCGCCGTCGTAGTCCATTTTGATAATGCACTCATAGTAAGGCACAGACCGCAGTGTCGGGTCTGCCGCATCGACAGGCATTGACGATTCAAGGTCTTGGAATCTGTTGCTGACCTCGCGGTCAGTGTCCAGCTCATTCTCGCCAGCGTACTGCTCAACTTCCTCGCGGTCATAGCCCATAGCCACAAGGTCTGAGACGGTCATGTTGGTGCGGTGCGCTATGAAGTTTGCGTCGTCAAGCGAAGTCGCGTGGCGAGAAACCAAAAATTCTTCAGGCGGAATGTTGATGATTTTAATCTCACCTTCTTCGCGCTTGATGCGTACAGTCAAATCGTACTCGGAGCGCAGGTCTTCAGTCTCGCCGGTTTCGTCGTTATACATGCTCTCGACGACGGTCTCTGTCTGAGACACAAGCTCAACAGTCGGGTCATTCAAAAGCATTGTCAGTTCTTCTTCTGACAGGCCGCTATATTCTTCCTCATCGACTTCTTCGCGTGTCTCGTAAAAGAACTTCACGACACCCAAACGGAATAACAGCGCATCCTTGAAAAACGTGTGAAGGATTTGATAGCCGGGGTTCTGGGTGTTAAGCACATAATTGACGTAATCCGAGGCCTGCTCGGCAGATTCCATATCCTCGGCAGTGCGCGGGCTAAAGCGTACATATTTGTCGTTGGTCGTGAACACCCGCATGAGGTTAGGCATGATGGCCTCGACGGTGTCGGCAACTTCTGTCGCAATCACTGTTGAGCGACCGTCTACCTCGTTTCCGAGTGGCTCGCCCAAGTACATATCCAAGGCGCGGAGCCGGTCGGTCGTGTACTCGTTGTCGAAGTGATTGAGCGCGTCGGTGATCTCACCAGACACGATGCTGCCCAATTGATCGTCGTCCATCTTTTTAGCCATTTTTCCTTGCACCTTTTGCCGCGCGTTTTGGCGCACGCTTAACCTTGGCCGCCGTCTCTGGCGTGCCGACATTATCGCACACTTCCGCCTTTGGTTCTAGCGGGGGCTGCGGTCGCCTTATCCGGCCAACAGTCGGTCGCCTGATGTTCAATGCATCTTCGCCTTTTTGACGACCTTCTTGACGGCAGTCTTGATAGGCGCGCCGCGCTTGCCAGCAGTCTCGACTGTACCCTTGCTGGTCTGCACAAACTTTGACGGAGCTGGCGGCGGCGTCATGTCAGGCATAGGGTTTTTGCCCTGAATACAACGCTGCTTAATTTCGCAGCGGCCACGATATGGGCAGTTATCACAAACAATCATGCTTTTTTCACTTTCTTTTTCTTTTTTGCGGTCTTTGCAGCCGCCTTAAATGCAGCGTTGGTCGGCGCACCCTTGGCTCCGACCTTCCTCATTTTCTCACCGCTGCCCGCCTTAATGCGTGCGCGTTTCTTGGCGATATTAGCGTATAGCGACATCAGCAGTATTTACCGAGAACCTGCTTTGAGCCGCCTGACTTCTTGCCGCCATTCTTTTTACCGTATCCCATAACTAACTCCTAACATTTCCATCTGCGTCTAGCTGCCTTGCCGCGTGGGCTAGTCCAGCTCTTTGATCTGGCGCAAAAACTCTTGCGCCGCTTTGCGTCTGCGCTACCGGCTTTGACTTTGCCGGTCACAGGTGCCTTTAGTTTTGAGCCTGTGGCTCGGTTGTATTTTGCACGACCCTTCGCAGTAAGTCCACCACCAGCCTTGACCGACTGCTTTTCACCGCGACCGACTGATAGGTTGACGCTTTTCTTTTTGGCTGGGGGCATGTTTTTTCCTTACTTCTTTTTGCTTGGGAAAAATCCAAACTCATTAACATCGTTCCCATCCCAATAAATATCCTTTACCTTAACCTTTTGCGATATTACCTTGCCTGCCTCATCGCCAGACCTTCCATACCCACTAGCCGCGTGCAGCTCCGCATATTTTGGGCTAAGTGTAACAAAATCGCCTCGATTTATTGTGTTTATATCAGGGTCGTTAGGGACGCCCCTATATATAGTAACTTCTGCATTTGGCTTGCCCCTGACAGAAGAAATGGCGCGATAGCTTTGTTGTCCAGCTATACCGTATTCATCATTGTCAAACCTTGGCCCCGGCGCGAAAGTTCGCTTTCCAATAGAACTGTAAAAATCATCCGGAAAGCCTGCCGCCTCTCCGGTGGTGGACTTAGTTAAATCGTCGAGCCGCACAGGCAGATCATCCTCTGGGCCGCGCGGCTGGTGCTGCATACGGTAAGAAACATCAGGCTCATCAAGTAACCCAGTTGGGGCATCGTTTGGATCATATCCAAATCTTTCTATGTTTGCTTGCCGTCTTAATGCCGCAATATCCTCGCCTCTGCTAGAAGTCTCAACACCCAAAAGCCCACCAGCGTCGAGGTCAACAACGCGAACATCAGCGGTGTCTGCGCCAGCCTCAATCATACGCGCTAAACGATGGTGGCCGTCTCGTACAAAAAACTCTCCGCCCTTTTTGACGACCAAAGGCGGCCCCTCTGTTAAAGGCGCGTCGCCG